CGTCTATCTTAGCTATCCCTTCCTTCAGCCCTTTTATGTCAATAGTTACACTCACGAGTTATTCCCCCTAAGGACAATATTTAGCATGCCCATATCATCTTCGCATGATTGGACCAACATAATGCGACCGTCAAAGCGAAAGATTTGATTGTACTCTGGCACTTCAGGTAAATCCCGCTTGGCCACATGTACTATAATCGTATCGTAAATCAACCCGTCAATATCCTGGCCCATGATTTCGACATGCTGCTTATCGGAAAGACCTTCCGCCACTGCATAGCACTGCGTACCGTTTAGATTATGCACTTCAGCAAATTCATTGGAATTGATAAACACCTTTTCAATGTCATTTTGCACAAAGTCCTTAAATCCCATGATTATTCACCTAAAGCGTCGATGAGTTCTTCACGAGTAGCGTCGCCAGGAACATCCAATTCCTCAGCGATTGCCATTACGCGGAGTGCTTCATCAGATAAAAGTTCCAAGTTGACGTCCGCATCAGAAGCAAGAATATCGGAAATCATGTCCGCCTTTGTGGCTTTGCTTGCAAAATCAAGCCCAATAGATTTACCATAATCTGCGATATCCGCATTTGTCATAACGTCAAGAGCTACGGTTAACGAGTCTTCTGCATTGTTTTTATCATCACCAACTACAACAGCTGCGCCTAAACGAATTAGGCGCTGTTCTTCTTCTACAGTTAAATCGGAGATGATATCACCTGGATTATACACATAATCACCGGTATTAATCGCGTGCTTTGCTTGTACAGGCATTAGTCTTACCTCCTTTCAATTACAATACGTCCGCTACGAAGTAGGAATCTACATCAAATGGAACGTAAATAGGACGAGATTGCAATTCTAAGAACACCGCATCAGGGTCACGATTAACCAATCGGCGTAATACATATTCACCTTCATATGTTACAAAGTCCATACCTTCACCAGGGATGATTGTATTAGCGCCATACAATTTAGTGAATTTAGCCATATCAGAAGCTACCAACAATTTACCGGTAGGCACCATTTCTTTTTCTTGGCCGTCTGTTGGGTCTACGTAATAATTATCATAAGTAAATACATTACATTGGATTTGTCCACCCATGAAGCCAACATACACAGCACCTTCCGCCATTTGTTCGAATTGCAAAAGCCCCATTTCTGTACGACGATTATCAAATAATGCCAAGATTTTTTTATCAGAAAGCATTACTTCTAATGTTTCGGAATTCATGACCAACGTATTTGGATTAAATCCAGATGCTTTCAAGCATTTCTTTTTCCATTTAATGATGTTAGCCACAATTTCTGCAGCAGATTGGCCCCAACGTGCAGTACCAGATAATGTTTCTTTATTTGTGAAATTAAAGTCTACAACGTCATCAATACCTTCACCTTTAATGTGCGCTTGACCATTGAGTAACACGTCGGCCGCCATAACTTCTTGAGAACGTACCAAGTTATCCTTTAATTCTTGTGTATCCTGCGCCAAGAGTTGAATAGCACGTTCTTCAGGAGTTACAGTGCCTGCAAATGGCTGTTCCCCTGCTAAACGAACCTTGATATCATTTTCTGTGATAGGACGTTTTTCTTTCTTTTGCGCAGGTTTATATGTAGTTGTAGTCACGCCTGTACGTTGAGATAAAGGTGCTGTAGAGTTAGGTGCCACCCAAGGTGTAATAGTACGGCGACCTTTTACAATGTCAAATGAAACTGTTTCTGTTAAGAATGTTTTTGTATCTTTGAAAAATAAGTCTTTCAAAAAGGATGGCACATCGGGAGTACGACGAACCACCGCAGCAAGTGTTTTTGGTGCGTAAATATTATCCATGTATCCTCCTTATTAACGGAAATAAATGTTGCGGGCTTCAGCTTTTGCTGTGAAGCCTTCCGCTGTTTTGCCAGAAGCAAATACTAAATTAGCTGTAGCAAATTCACCGGTTACGGCAATTTCTGCAACTACATCACCTTTTGTAGCGTCAATATCTGCTAAGGCTACACCGTATACATCTGTATCCGCACGTTTAGCTTTTTTAGAAGTAGCTTCTAATTCTAATACTGTGCCCGCTTTGATTACTGCGGCATCTTGACCGATTGTTACTTTCTTAGTAACGACTGGCATTTGCGTGCCAGCGATTAGAGGTTTATACTCTAATTTTTGTTCTTCCACGTATGGCATATTGTCTGCCCTCCTTATTTCTTATTGCGTGCTTTCATTACACGATCAACAATTTGCATTGTTTTTTCAGAATCATCGATATCCTCGTCAAGCACTTGACCAGGGACCGTGTCAACTTGATTAGATGCATTGTTAGCATCTTGCATTAATTGCTGTAATTGATTAGTTGGTTGTTCAGGTTGTGGCATATTGAGTAATTCAACAGCTACATCTTGAACAGTAGCGTATGTTTCGTATTTAGCGCGATTGATGACTTCAGCCCGTGCTTCATTATTAATCCCATCAAGGGCTTGTAAACGTGCACGTTCAGCAGCAACACCCGCATTAAATACTTCATCATATACGTCCGCATAATCTGTACGTAACAATTCAGCAGTTACTTCCATTGGCTCCTCTCCTTTCTCTTCATATTTATCAACAGGCAGCCCTTTGAGTACATCCATACTCATCGGTAAGCCATTGACAATTAAGTTAGTGCCTTTACGGCAGGCAACCATTTGCAAGGATTCATCTACACTTGTGCAGAACCCTTTCTCCAATGCTTCCCTTGCTGTTAACCAAGTTTCGTCATCCATCATGGTTGCGATTTCTTCACGAGTTAACCCGGTGCGGGCTTCGTAAATATCGATAAGATTTTCTTTGGTTTTGCGTAACGATTCCGCAGCTTTCTCAAAATCATCTGCTTCACCAAATGCATACGAGCTTGGGTTGTGAATCATCATTTCACTACCCAGAGCCATATGAATTTCATCGCCAGCCATTGAAATAATAGAGGCAATAGATGCCGCTAGGCCCTCGATAATAACAGATTTCTTATTTTGTAAAGCTCGCAATCGGTTGTAGATTGTAACGCCCGCCGATACTTCGCCGCCTACAGAGTTAACATGTAGAACGATGTTTTGCGATGGATCCAGCCCTTGGAGTTGTGATAGTACGTTTGAAACGCCAGTATCTTCACCCCAATAGTCGGTTCCGTTCACGACTACGCCGTAAATATCGACGTCAATCGTCTCCGCTTCCTGAATCAGATTTAGCGGAGTTCGAATTTTGAACTGAAATTTGTTGTCCTTGTTCATTCAACAAGCCTCCTTCATCCATAGATTGGTGTTCACGAATACGTTGTGGTAAGATTTCATTTTCATAATCCATACCGGTAAGCTCTGCGGCTTCCTTAGCACGAGTACTAAATGCATTCTTAACACGAATTTCTGCCGCAGTAGCTTCCTTCTGTGGGTCTAATTGGCCTTGTGAAGGTCCGTACCACTCCGCCCCTAACCAAGCCTCTCGGATGATTGGATCATCAAAGAAACCTGGTGCATCAATGCGACCTAATAGAATGGCCATCGTAAGCCACTCCTCGTAAATAGGATTGCAAAATTGAGTAATAAATTCGGCACGTTGTGTTTCAACAGACTTCCAATATTCGAGTAACGCCGCTCTTGATGCGGAGTAGCTTTGGCCAAAATGCTTAACTAAAATTTCATATGGAATTTCTAGTGCCGCACCTACGTGGCTAATAAGTGAGGACGTAAAGTCCGCAAAGCTCGAAGGTATTGGCGTTTTTTCAGCCACATTCACTTTTTCACCCGGCGCCAATACGTTAACTGTGCCGTTACCTAATTCGATTGTTTCGTCGTTTTCAGCATCCACTTGATCGTCTTCGTCAATCGCAGTCCCTAGCGACATGTCGTCCGGCGCTTCCGATTCGATGAAGATTGCCATCAATGCATTAACTAATACTTTCATGACTTCCGCATCATTGTACCGACTGAGCACTTTCAAGTCCTCAATTACCGGAGACAATATAGGGATGCCACGCAACTGGCCGCTTCGCTCAATCGTCATAACTTGAATAATATTCCGTCGCCCAGTTTGTGTTCCGTACTTCGGAATATATGTGTAGTCATGATCATCGTTAAAGCCTTTGTACAGTTTATTTAGTACATAAAAGCCGACCGCGGCGCCATATTTATTGAACTTAACCCCATGAATGACATCGTTATTCTCATCTTCCTCGCGCCCTATATATTTAGGCGGAGAAGCTACAAGAATCGATTCAACAATCTGCAATCGCAATGGGTAAGGGTTCTTATCCGTTTGATTAAACAGCATCGGTAAATTTACGAACGCATCCCCATACAATAGCTTTTCATAGTATGCTAGAGCTTGAATTCCGTAGAAATCGGTCTGTTCACGCGCATCGCAATGCTTCGCCCACATCGCAAACTCACGTTCTGTCTTACGCTCCCAAGCGTTCTTTTCTTCGAACGTTAGCCCCAACTCCTCGTAGCGGATATTAGCCTTAAATCGTAGGCCTGGACCAATAACATTGGTTTTATTCGTCTTCAGTGCGCCAGCTGCAATCGGTGTACCTTGTTGTAGGTCTACTGACCTTGCCCGTAGCATCCTAAAGTTAGCATCGATATCATGCCTTGCATCTTGAGAGTTAACCTGGTACCCTTTGGCGCTAGATTTAAAACTATTAGCGCCATGATTAGAATAGCCAGAGTTTGTTTTACACCCGGAATACTGCGTTGCTTTATACCTGCCCGCGGCGGTTTTCATAAACTGCTTTTTTCGTTTACTCATATATCACGCGGAATGACACGATAGGCACGACGTCGAGGTCTATTCTCGAGTCTCGCTACTTCATTGCGCCAAAAGTTGATGCGGTCTTTCACCTCTTGCACATTCGCACGAGTTAACCGACGATTACCTATGGTGTATTCTTTGCCTGTTGCCAGCGCTAAATCTGCTTCTAGCCACGCCTGTAAGTGCTCTTTTGCCTCATATATTGTCCATTCTGCCATCCTTTCACCTCCTTTCACGCATTAAAAAAGCGCCCTTGTTGAGCGCTTAGACTTGTGCCATGCATAGATTGGAACATCATGCTTATTAAAGCCTGCGTTTCCACATCCGTGTGGCACAATATCTCCATGTGTTTGATATCATGAGCTGATATATTTAGACCTTGCCTATATTTATATAAAAATTCGGGCATTGCCTTTTCTATTATCAAATATAAATAATAGGGAATTACGTTTCGTGGTTGAATCACTACATATTTAGCATCAACTTGTTGTGCTTCTTTTAGATATAGCAATTCACCTTTACTAGCGGATACCTGTAAGCAAATACAGCCCTCCGGATATATTTGATTCTTTTTAGGCCTGCCTAATATATCTGCAACTTCCGTAATTTTAATTTTCTTGTAATTTCTTAACATTACGCGAACATCTTTTGAAGTAGATACTTCTTAACATCTTCTATTTTTTTTATCACTGCTTCTTGCTCCTCAACTGTACACGCGTTATCAGAGGATACCAAAAACTCTGTAAATTCTTTTACAAATTCGTCATGCTCTTTCTGTGCGTCCGGATCCGTACAAACTAATTGCTTTAACATCTCCGCAATTTCTAATCCCAAAGTACGGCTTTCTCGATTAATTTCGTTTAAGTCTTTAGCGAGCTGTACCGCATCTGGTATTTCTTCCGGCTCAAAGCTGTCAATATAGCGTGGAATATTCAGATTATAGTCATTGTCTAAAATAGTAGACATGCTAATGTTACTAGAATATCGCTCTATATCTGCCCTGTCCTTGCACGCTTTAATTACTTTTTCCACCTGTTCGGCGGTCATTATATTTTTATTTTTGTGCTTAACGAAGTCTTTTTGTGCATCGATAAATAATACGTCTTTGTTAGCGCGATTTTTCTTAAATACCAATATACACACGGGTATACTTGTATTTGTAAACAGATTAGACGGTAGCCCTATGACCGCATCAAGTAAATTATCCTCAATCAGCTTACGTCGTATATCGCCCTCTGCCTGTCCTCTGAAAAGTACACCGTGCGGCAGGATAAAGGCAGCTGTGCCAGAAGCATTTAATGAATAAAGTCCGTCGAGTATAAAAGCAAAATCGGCTTTACTCTTTGGTGCCAATTTATATCCTTCAAAACGTTCATCCATTTGTGGAACCCATGTTTGACTATACGGAGGATTACTAATCACGGTATCATATTTTTTACTTCCTAGCATATCTACTTTAGCTACTTGGCCAAAGCCAGATGCTGCGGATTCCACTTTATAGTATGCAAGCTCTTCACCAGTAAGAACGTTCTTCTCTACTACTTCCGCATCTATATTAGCTATTAACAGATTAAGCAGCATAAAAGCTATCGCATTTTTTGAATACTCTTCAAGCCTTAGTGTCAAGGTAGTATCCGACTTAAATTTAGCCAAAGACAGCCCGCCTATTCCTGCACACACATCACGAACATCACCGCCGGAGGTAATACCGCCGATTATATCTAGCACACATTGTGGCGTGTAATCTTGCATATAGTTTTTTCTATCTGCACTATGTTCTTCGAATTCAGCAAGTAACGCTTCATACGAATAGTACGGTTTTATCGCCTTCAAAAGTACCGAACATGTATTCGAATCTAGCAACGTCTTTGTTAGAGCGGTAGGTATTTCGTGTATTTCACGAATATTTAATTCTTCCATAATCCTTTGTAGGATTGTCATAATCGTATTCCTCCTCCTCTAACGCGTCGTCTCGTTCGTTTCTTCGGTGCATCGCCCGCTTTTACTACACGCGTCGTATTCTGATACGGCGTATACTCTTCCTTACTATTCCGAGCCTCTAATGCATCGAAATTCGGATTCATAATAGCAATAGCAGCTTGATTGTAGTTTCTAATATCGAATGGTTCATTTCTTTTACGCCCTGGGCGCAGTACCCATTGCTCTTTGAAGTGGCCATTAACTAATTTAGACACTTTCATTTCTGCCAACAGACCTTCAAAGTATTTCTTCCCATACCCCTTTTCATGATCTTTAGGAAAGTGGCAATACCTCGGCTGGCCTTTTTCTTGGTTCAAATCGCTATAAATTTGTTCCTTGCCCGTATCTACGCCAAGCTTAAATAATTTTGTTTTGTACTTTTTCAACTTTGTAGGCAGACCATCAATCAGGTCTTTACCTGCACCGCCTACACCTTTAATAGGGTACACGCGCTTATGCCATCTGGTTGAGCAGTACTTATATACCGATTGGGTCTTACTACCACCGGAGTCAATACACGTAACGGATACGCCTCGTTTTCTACCATCAGCATAAGACCATGTACGATTTAAAATAATATCGTCTAATTCTTTCCATACTGCGTCGTAAGCAGGGTCTCCATATAATCTGAAGTATTGTATACCCCAGCTCTCATAATCTTTCCCCCAGCCTACAATTTCACACTCTAAGCGGTCATCCTGTGTATCGACACCACATGTTAAGAGTAGAACACCGTCCGGCAACTCCGCGCCGTAGTCTTCTCTACGTTCGTAGAGCACTTCAGCCTGCAGTGTTTCGGTATCCTCTTCATAAGGAACTCCCATTTCTGTATTAAAGAATGTCATGATGCCGACAGTTCCGAGTTTAAGTGCTTCCTCATATTTACCTTGGAGTTTTCTCCAAGAGGCCCAAGGCGAGCCAAACGCGTTCATGTGAAAGCTTCGGCAATTGTACTTCTTTAAATTCTCCGGTGCTTCCGCAATCCATTTACCCTCTCGATACAGTTTCTTCCATTCGAACTCTTCGGATAGTGTTCCGCAGTGATCACAGGCCAAGTAGTACTTGCCTGTATCCTCGTCTGCGTGGAACTTATCCCAGGAAGGATACACGTATTCGCCACATGCAGGGCACTTAATATGCCATACTTCTTGCGTACCGCCTAGGTACAATTTCTCTATCCGGCTGGTACCTTTGGCCAATGGCGTAGATGCGTACACGTGCTTTCTATTGTAGAACGTATTAGTACGCTTTTCTGCTAGGCTCAAAGGGTCGCCTTCCGTCCCTGCTGATGCTGGATAGCGGTCAATTTCGTCCGCTAGTAATACACGAATTGGCCTAGATGCCAAATCTGCTGGAGCGTTCGCACCGACTAATGTAAGGTAACCGCCAGGAAAGGTCTTATTCAATACCGTATTGCTACTGTCCCGAGATTTTACATCGGCCATTTTATCGTTCAGTACTTTCGTATCACGAATAAAGGGAGCAATACGAGTTTTCGAAAATTCCTTCGCTATATCTTTTGTAGGCTGCATAAACATAATTGGTGATGGAAAGTAATCAATAAAATAACCCAACACATTTTTAATGAGCTGGGTTTTACCAATTTGCGAGCCTGTCATATATACTACTTTTTCAACATCAGGGTCACTCACCGCATCAAGCATTTCCTTTTGATAAGTTGCCCTATCGGTGGAATACTTCCCTGGTTCGGCACTATCCTCTGTAGATAGCACCACGTTAGCGTTGGCCCATTCCGACGCGGTAAACTTTGGCGGTGGCTTTAGGACACTGGCCAGCCCCTTGAATAGGTTGCATGTGTGCTTCAATCACCTTCACCTGCCTCGTCGTCATCCACGATGATATCATCGGATTCATCGTGGAACATGTTCGGGTCATATTCAGACAATTCAGTTAGGCACTCATTTACCTCATCGAGAAGTGTATCTTGAAGGACCAATAAATTCGTCTCCCCTAACACTTTAGGCGCTGCTTTTAAGGGTAACGCCTGGAGCTTACTTTTAAAGTTATTCAACATTCGATTCATTACGGCTTTAACTGTGTTCGAGCGGTGCAATTCCCCATTCATGATCTTCAGTTTGTTTTCCTCAATCATCCGTTTAGTTCGAGTTAACAAAGTTCGTTCCGCATCATACCCGCCTTCACGTGCTTTCTTTTCGAGTTTACTTTCTCCGGTTTTATAAGCAATAAATGCTTGTACTGTTTTCGCAATATTGTACTGTCCTCGTTTTTCCTTTTCGAATATACCGTCCTCGGTCAACTGCTGAACACGTCGAGAGCTGATTCCGAGTACTTTTGCCACAATTTTAGATGATACTAATTCGTCAACGATTGTTACGTTCGTCACAGTCTCGCCTCCTTTCAAAAGTTGACCGTTTTTGAAGCCGAACAGCAGTTCGGAAAAATAACTAACTAGCTATTCCGCGGGGTTCGGATGACCCACGGAAAATATTTTTTGTTTGGAGTACCTTTAAGGCCCCCTATTGAAGCTGAGGCCCTAGCCCCCATACATGCCCCCTCGCCAGTGCTGTTTGCGTGAATGTTTCATCATATCTTTAGCAAAGGCTTTGGCTTTACAATTACCTTTACTGCCAAGGACAATAGCATTAGCAGTACACTTATTACGTTTGTTATGTAAACAATCTTTAATATGGCAAGTAATATCTGTCATACTATTCTCTCCTTTCTATTGGCAGTCAGATTTTATTTGTAGGCTTAATCAATATCATCATAGGATGGTAGTAATTTGTTATAGTTAAGTACTCAAGGAAATCTCTTACATTATGTATTGGTTGTAGTTAAACAAGGCTATTATATTTTATGTCCAAGCATCTCAAAGGTGTCGCGAATTTATTTTGATATAGTTTGTTATTTGAAAGGATTACATTTGCATTACGAACAGGTACCCCCTATGATGATTTTGATTAAACCTGCATAATACAAAAGGACGCCAAGTACATCTGGCGTCCTTTTCTTATTCACTTCCTGTGAAGTTTCCCAACTTTCACACCTACAGTATACCACATGTCGATGTACTGTTTTGTATCGTTTTGTATTGTCCACGCTATTTCAATCTAGCACGTATACGTCCTACCTCTACCAGGGCCCTATCGTGTAGCTCGCCTCGTACTCTTGCCTCGCTATAGAATAAGATACCGGCTAACTCTTTCCAGCTTTTCCCTTGTACATATCGCTCAGTCAGTAGGACCGCCAACTCATTCGGCCGTACTTGGCTAATCACCCAACGGACCTCGGCCTTGATGCCTTTAAGCCTTTCGATTTCTTTTCTCTGTAGTTCAACACATTGCTCGATACCAGCTACTATACCGGATAAATCGCCACAATGCCCGCCGGATATCCTATCCTTGCTATAGTCCGTGGCGGACAAGGTATCCGCTTTACGTTCTATCTGTGCCTCAATATCACGCTTAATTGAATCTATGCGGTCATCAATTCGTAATATTTGTTGCATGTACTCTTTATCGGTCACTCTTTCGCCCCCTTGCAATATCTCCATATCTCGTACAGTTTGTATTGGTCCTCGTGCTTACGGCTCACCGTCCATGGACTTTTACCCTCAGCATACACAAGCGCCTTACCGGTACCGCCCCATACATCATCAATACGATAGAAGTGCCTATGGTACCAACGTTTGTTATCATTCGATACTAACACACAGTCACCTTGTTTAAAGTGTTCCCTTCCCCATCACCTCATTGATGTATCTATCCAAATACCAACGTGCTTTTTTTTAGGTCTTCGAGTTTATCGCCCTTGTACCCTGCGCGTGCGATGTACTTGATAACATTACCTAGATGATACGGGAGTTGTTGATTTTCGATAAAGTCAATCACTTCTATCTTCCCCCTCGTATAATGCGAGGGATGATTTACGGCATCATGTTTGATATTTCCATACATCTTGTCCATATGCCCATCAGTTGGTACTTGAACAGTTTCTTTGCTACTGTCTTCCTTCTGTCTATCTACTGTCTCTTTACTGTCTTCCTTCTGTCTATCTACTGTCTCTTTACTGTCTACTGTAGTCATTTTTCCTTCCTCCTCAACGTCCTTCTTGGATTTATGACCGAATTTAATCGCACAATCAGGGCAATATTTACGTGGTCGACCCTGTGGCTTTCTAAAATATTCAAACGGCTCTCCGCAGCCTTCGCACTCTCTAACTTCTAATTTAGTACCGGCCGGCGGAGGCGTCATAACTTCCATGCACTCCGGACAATAGTCTTCTGAAGTTTTAACCGTAAATTTCGTGCCACACTTTCTACATTTTTTTTGCATAACGTTTTACTCCTTATACAACTCTTTACGATATTTAATGGCTTCAAGTAGTGCATCTTGCCCTACTTCCTTTCGCTCTAAAGCTTTCATCACTTGCTCGTCCATCGTCCCTTTTGTTACTAGATGATGGATAATAACCGGTTGCGTTTGGCCTTGCCTGTGTAGCCTTGCATTAGCTTGCTGATATTGCTCCAAGCTCCACGTTAATCCATACCAGACAATGATATTGCCACCTGCTTGTAAGTTCAAACCATATCCAGCCGACGCGGGGTGTGCCAATAACATTTGAATGTTTCCTTTGTTCCACTCAGCTACATCATCGTCGGTCTTTAATTCAACCGCTTTTGGAAAGGCTTCCTTAATCGCTTGTAGGTCATGTTTGAAATTGTAGAATACTAACATCGGTTTCCCTTCATTCGTTTCTACTAACTCTTTTAACCTCTCCACCTTCTCATTGTGGACGATAATTGTTTCGCCATCATCGGTATAAATAGACCCATTGGCCAGTTGTAATAATTTACCGGCCAAGGATGCCGCATTGAGTGCACTTACATCGTCATCATCAACCAAGCTTAAGACATGATCACGTTCCATTTCTTTGTAAAGCGCCCATTCTTTAGGATTCATTTCTACTGTGATGACATTTTCGATACGTTCTGGCAGTGTTAGATAATCCTTAGCTTTTAAACTCATACAGATATCTTGCATCTTACCAAATATCGCGGTATCGCCGCCGGGCAGTAATCGGTAGCTATACACGATATGCCCGTTTGTTTTATCTGGTTTAAAATAACGATTGCGGTACTCTGTAATTGTTTTACCCAATCGGTCTCCGCCATCTAGCAGGTACATCTGCGCCCATACATCCATTAATGTATTCGGTGCCGGTGTGCCTGTTAGAATCACTACTCGTTTAAAGAAAGGCCTCATCTTACGCATAGCTTTAAACCGTTTGGCCTGCGGATTCTTAAACGATGAACTTTCATCGATAACAAGCATGTCAAAAGGGAACGGCTTCTTATGATAATACTCATACAGCCATTGCACATTCTCACGATTCATCACATATATATCAGAATCGCTTTGAAGGGCTTTGATGCGGTCCTTTTCGGGACCTAGCACAGATGCTATCTTTAAATGGCTTGTTTCACTCCATTTGTTAGCCTCTTGCATCCAGGTAGATTCAGCTACTTTCTTAGGTGCAATAAGCAGCACTTTCTTAATATCGAATTGATCATACATTAACTGCTCGATAGCGATTAATGTAGAAACGGTCTTGCCCAATCCCATATCAAGTAACAGTCCATAGTGTGTATGGTCAATGATTCTTTGAATTGCTATCTTTTGATATTCGTGTGGATGAAAGTCCATAAATCGCCCTTCTTATATCATCAACAAACAAAGTAGCCCCTAATTTGCCGGTAACTTCGGAAACGCTGGCACCCAGCTTTCGCATCCGTTCTATCTGCACACGTTGATTGGGCCTTAATCGCCCTTTCTCGTCCTTTAGTTCAGCGAACACGACTTGGCCACCCGGTAAGATTATAATTCTGTCCGGCACGCCATCATTTCCTGGCGATACGAATTTCATATATATGCACCCCAGATTTTTGAGTTGATTTCCCAACCATCGCTCGATGTCTTTTTCCATGTTCTCACCTCGTTCTCATTTAATAATTGGACACACCCTCGGACACGCCTACAAACCCACGTGGTTACTGGGTTTATGGGGGGGGTGTGTCCAATTTGTCCGATTTTTTGCCAGAATATATATATACGCGTATTCGCGTTTTTCACGTGTATACGTATACATACGATTATTCATATATTTATTTTTTATTTTTTATATAAATAATTGGACACACTAGACACATAATATTAATTTGATT